GTCATACCTAGCGTGTAGGTTCAGGTGGAAGAAGATCGAGGACCAAGCGGATTCAGACAACAATCCCTACAGGTCAGGCATACCAAAGATCCAGGTCAGGTTGAAAGGCAGGAAGATATTCAACATCATTAACGGATACACACAGGCATACAAAGGTGCTTTCACCAACGCGACCTTGTCAGGTGGCGGTGCGGTGGCACACACGACCAATGTCGCGAATGGTAGCAGGGCTACTTTATTACCAACTGAAAACACGGTCGGCGATGCTTATTTCACCACCAGCACCAGTGATGCAACCATCAGTGTCCGGGCCACATCAACAGTTCGATCCAGAGATAACCAGCCAGGGGAATACCAGTCGGTTGCCCTGCAGGCCATCCTGTATAATTCAAATGGTGGGGCGACGGTGTCAAGCACCGCAACCAGCAGAGTTACGACCACTGACAGCACACCAGCGACGGCCGTCGTGGATCACGTGTTTGCCGTGCCCACAGGCACATATCAGATCCAGTTGATGAATGTGATCACGGGCAATGGACCACAGACCGGTCTGGCCAATGGTTCTTTCCAATTTTCTACGGAATTACCCATAGATGGTGCGGCCACACATGCCACCACCTACGCCAGCGAGACTGAGGAATACAACAACAACCCGGTCAACGTGTTGTTGGACTACCTGAGGAATCCAACCTATGGCAAGGGCCTGGCGAATGACTACTTCGATTGGGACAGCATCAAACTGGCGGCACAACAGTGTGAACAGACCGTGCCCTACACGTCAAGCACCACTGGCAAGTTCAGTGTGTTCGATGGTTACATAGAAACATCAGAGAGCCTGCTCAACAACGTCAAGACCATCCTGGCCAGCTTCAATGGCATAATGCCATACCAATCAGGCAAGTATTTCGTCAAACTGCACCACGGTGGCAACTTGGCGGACGTTGATTCAGCACCCAACCCACCACCAGTCACCATGATCATCAACGAGGACAACCTGATCGGTGGACTGAGGATAGCGGGTGAGAGCAAACAGAGGAAAGTGAACCAACTGCGTGTGACCTACACGGATCCAGACGCTGACTACCAACCCAATGACGTTTTCTGGCCTCCCAGTGACGGTAGCGTGTATTCCACCTACCTGACAGAGGACAATGGCATACCATTGGACAAACAGATAACACTGCCCCACTGCACCAACAGGGAGAGGGCACTGAACATGGCCGAGACCTTGGTCAAGACCAGCAGGAACAAGATGGCGATCCAGTTCTCGACCACCACGGCCGTAACGGACGTGAGCGTGGGTGACTTGGTCAACATACAGAACCGTAATTTGAATTTCGATGGATACTTCAGGGTCGAGAGCATGAACCTGAGTCCAAGTGGCACCCTGGGTTTCACGGCCTCGGAACACAACAGCAATGACTACGTGTTGGATGGTCAGGCCGCGGCGGCCTCCAAGCCGACCATAAACCTTCCAGATCCCCTGTTGGTGTCAGCACCCGCGTCAGTGACGGTGACCAGTTCCGGCATCTCCAGCACATCAGGATACGTGGCACAGTCACAGATGCGAGTGACCTGGACCGCATCAACGGATCCATTCGTCAACGAATACATCACACAATACAAGTTGGCGTCTGACAGCACCTACATCACCGCTGGCATAACCAACGACACAACGTTCTTCATTGGACCGGTGTCCACGGGCGAACAATACGACGTGAGGGTCACGGCCAGGAATGAACTGGACAGGCGTAGCAACTACGCCAGTGCGGCCACGCACACGGTGTCATAATGCAGGTGGAACGATTCAACCACCGGATCCAGGCCCATGGGCAATGGAGGTGTGAGATGAGCAGGCGACAGTCCGGCAAGGGCACCGTGAGGTGTGCGGGTGGTCCCATACACAGTTGTAGATTTGAATTCGCCCGGAGATCCCAGGACTACCAGAGCCACGTGCTCCAGAGACGATCGGTCATCAGGATCTAGAGGTGTTCACGTAGGCGGTGCATCAACCACGCCCGCTGTCTGGGTGTCATGAATCCGTTTTGCCGATACCAATCCATCTCGCCCACCATCTGTGACCAAGTGTGACCAGGCACGTGATGATCCGCGGGCAATGTGCTCATGAAATGTTCAGTGACCTGGAACAACTGCCTGTCGGTCAGTGTGACCGTGCCACCAGACCAGGTCTCTATCAGATATAATGCATCATCTATCAACATACAGCAATTATACTACGACAGCGACGATGTGTCAATGTGTGTGGTTGTTTATAGGTCTCTGCGAGACCTGTAAATGGATAAACGATCACTCCGTGGACTACGTGATCGTGTTCTCTCATTTACTACCTAATAGCGAAAGCGACACTTGATGTTGAAGTCACAAGACGGCAATACGCGATATCTCCATAAAAAAAATATCACATATTGCCGTCACTCGTGCTTGATATCTCGCACAAGACTCTAAAAAATTTACCGGTAGACGGATGTGTTGGAACTACCAAACTCTTGATCTATCCTCTCGGATATCTCGAGCAAAATTCTCGGCCCGCGTATGATCAACACAATAGAGATGCATTGATCTGCATTAGGTCATTAGCCGTCATATTACAACTAATGTTTTAGCCACTGGTCAGACTTGGCTTTGTCTATGTCTCGATGCCTTTGCTTGTAGCCTCTGTTGTTGCCTTCTGATCTTTCGTATCTGTTGGGGTGTGAGTGCCATGATGTTGGTGCCTATGTGTCGTTGGAATGTGTGTATGGCTCGTTCCTGATGCCTCGCCTGTGCCTGTTGTAGATTGTTGATGTGTTGTTGTTGTGTTGTTATAGTTGCCATATTCTAGTAGTATATATTCATCGATCAGGAAAAGCAAGCCTTTCGTGGTCCGTGAATAAATATCCGTGTCCAGGCGTGAAGACACTCCTTGCAGAGTTGACTTATAAGACACGTCAGCGACAACCCGGACCTGATCGATGCCTGTTTTGTTTTGCCATAATCCATGTAGCATGATCAGGTCCAGAACACCCCTTTACTCGCACACACACCCACGCACAGCGGTGATCAACCACTTTCCAGCATGCTGGCCTAGCCACGGCCTAAATACACACACAAACAACTGACTGCTACCTTTAGGAGGCCAACAAATGAGTCAACAAATAATCAACGGCGATTCAGCCGAAGTTTTAAAACAATTCAAGGACAACAGCATAGACGCCGTCATAACCGATCCACCCTACGGCATAGAGTTCCTGGGCAAGGAGTGGGACCGCAACACGGGGGCGGTGGAGATATGGCAGGAATGTTTAAGGGTGCTGAAGCCAGGTGGCTACCTGTTGGCGTTCTCAGCCGCCAGGACCTATCACAACCTGGCCACCAACATAGAGGGAGTGGGATTTGACATCAGGGACCAGATTATGTGGATCTACGCATCAGGATTCCCCAAGGCACAGGACATAGGCAAGGCCATACAGCGGAGACAGGGTGTTGAGCGACACGAGGTAAGAGATGTCACTGATGGCTATAACATCAAAAATCAAAGAAGTTTCTCAGAAAACAACGATGTGCCGTTTGAAAGAATGAAGCCCATAGCAGTGCCAACATCACCAGAAGCCAAGCAGTGGTCAGGTTGGAAGACCGCACTGAAGCCAGCACACGAGCCCATAGTGATGGCCCGCAAGCCATTCCGGGGAAGCACCATAGACAACGTGCTGACGCACGGCGTTGGGGCCTTGAACATAGACGCCACCAGGATAGCATATGAGGGTGAAGCGGACATGAAAGAAGCAAATGTCTTCAAGGGCACAAGGACAACAGGTATGGATCAGTATTGTGAACCCACTGGAAATCTAGACAAGGACAAAGAAAAACTAATAACAGGCAACACGGAGGGCAGGTATCCCAGCAACGTGCTTGGCGACATACCAGACTACCAGAAATACTTCTACTCGCCCAAGGTGAGCCGTAAGGAGAGGCACAGGGGATTTGAACAGCATCACATACCAACTAGCAAAGGTGGTATATTAGGCACAGATGGCGACTGGTCCCCGGAACATTGGCATGGCGAGAAGGGACAGAAGAACAAAGGTTCCTTATCACACATACCAACCAATCCCGCCGGAATGTATGATGTCGACGGCACAGGAGTGCAATACAACCCCGATAAGAAGAACAACGTGGGCAACAACGCAGTTGGCAAGATAGAGACTGGACTCACGGACAAGAATGGTAATGTGCAGACATTTACCAGTGATCCAGCCACACACAACGTGGGCAACAACCATCCCACGGTCAAACCAGTGGCACTGATGCGGTATCTGGTCCAATTGGTCACACCACAGGGGGCACACGTCATGGACCCATTCGCAGGATCAGGTTCAACGGGCATGGCCTGCAGGGAGTTGGCCAGGCAGTTCACGGGCATAGATCTGGACAACAACTACTGTGAGATAGCACGGAAGAGGATAGCGGCCAGCACGGAGGACCTGTCAGAGACCCTGTTCGAGTAGATCTCGACCCTAGGTTGCTGTGGGATTACCACACTGGGATCACCCGGACCGCTTGACACACAGCAAACACCTGTTATAATAGTGAACACGATACGGCCCACGCGGTCTGAATTCCAATTACCACAACAAACAGATCACCCGGGCCGCTTGACAAACTCCGCACAGATGTTATAATAATACTATGACTACAAAGAAAACAATACAACAACAAGCAATGATAGAAGTGTTGAAAGGTGCGAGAACAGTGGACTTCACCACACCCATCACAGAGGCATATCACAAACTGCAATTGGTCAGAGAAGATGCGAGATACAACAAGACAGCCAAACCGTATTTGGAAACAATCAAGTCTGAATACCGTAACCAGATCAAGTTCCTTTACATGGCGGCTGACCAAGCATATCCAGAAGATGGAGTGAAAGTGTCTCACGCAATCAGCAGTCTTGGCCCGGAAGCGATCTTTGACAAGTATGAGTTCAAAGTGATAGTGGCCAAGAAGTAGAGCCGAACGCAGGGATTGGAGAAGGATCCCTGCTGACTTGACCTAGCATTAGACCCCAAACGACAGCACGATAACAACCGTAAGACGCTGTCAGAGAGTGGCACACGGCTGGACATAGCGGGCGTAACAGAGGCCGTATGAGCAGGGTTAGGCAGGCCTTCCGCCAGTCAAGTCAGAACACCATTACCAACCCAATTCCCGACCATATGAATCAGTAGAGCCAGTCTGGGCCACATTTCCACATCCAATCGACCGGTTGACAACCCTCCAAACCCTGTTATAATGGCCGGCCGGAGGCCATTACCACGCGATTGGATCGCCAGGTTGGTGAGGGTGATCGCACGCGGGATCATTCTGGCTGGACAGTGGTGGGGCGCCCCCTGGGATTGGTAATGGGATTGGGCCTAGTAGTGTTGCACAAATTTCCACACTTTTCCGGAAGGTTGACAGGATCCAGATCCGTGCTACAATTAAGCATAACCAAAGGAGGAACACAATGAAAACATTCAAGAAAATACAAACCTTAATTGAAAGGGCAGACACGAGGGGTATCAACAGTAAAATCTTGCACATGGATGGCCAGATCACAGCCTACAAGGATATGCTGTATCACCTGCAGGGCCTGGACATCACCGCGGCCATGTCCAAATGTGAGCACAACATAGAACTGGTCAGGCACAACAGGGAACTGTTGAGGCAGGCCATGGACATTCATCAACCTGATAGACCAGATCCCATATGGGAGCTCGCATTGCCAAAAAAAAGACAGGGTTGAACCAGCCTGATCAGAAAATTAACGCAAATTTTTAGCTGGACGCAAAAAAACCATCTACAAAACCACCGGGTTGACACAATCACAATGTGTGCTACAATTATGAATAACAAAAGGAGAAACACAATGACGAAACCCTCAATACCAAATTCACTCAAATACCAGGCACAGTGTGCCAAACTGTATCCAGAGCTGGATTGGAACATCAACAAATACACACACCTACCAGAGAACTTGAAACAAGAGATCAAAGAACATTTCGATGAAGTGATGCAACACATGGATTCAGCCATGTGGGACATGGATGATGCAGTGGGAGAACAACCACTCGCATACGATGGTTATATGCACAACAGTCAAACCAATCAGGATGACATGGAAGCCAGTTTCACAGGTTTATGTGAAGCAATAGGTGATTTACGATCATGGGCCATACGTCAAAAAAAAACAGACATAGAACAATTTGTGGATGGCAAAGCAGTCAACAGCAAGGATACTGGACAATAGAATTAGCAGTTAGCCACCGGAGCCGCACCATGAACACCATCTTTACCAAAATAGCCAGGATCGCCATCTTTACCATTGTGTTGCTCACAATTACCAACTGCTCCGCGTTGCAGTCAGGATGGCCCTGCCAGACCGGCAACTGGACCGATCCCATCACCGAACGTTGCGGTCAGCCACATCCACATTGACACCAGGATATTTAGGTGTTATAATAAATACCGTAAAGGAGAATAACAATGACGAGAAGAACAAGGACACAACCAATCACGGTGTCACCCACCAACCAGAAACGGGTCAGCACCAACATAAGTCGGGGAAGGCCCTGGAACTGGGGCATAACCTATTCCATAAACCAGACACCCGAGGAGCGGCAGGCACACAGCGACAGGAGGCGGGGCAAGGGCCTGGGACCTAGGCCTGACACATGGAAGACCGGACCGGACCCCGAACTCAAGCACCTGAGGAGGCGTTGGCTACGTGCCAAGAACCAGGCCCGGTTCTGGTCACAGGCGTGGCGTCTGACCTGGGAGCAATACAGGGACATATGGGTGGGACACATAGACCAACTGGGCAGGACGACGGACAGCCTGAACCTGGTGAGGCATGACACCGAACGGGGATGGACCACGAAGAACGTGCACCTGATGAACAGGGGCGAGGCCATGCACAGGAAGACCCTGGGCCGGAGCAGACCTAGGCCCGCGGGCTTGGGTGGTGGACTGCACCAACGTTGGAGGAAGAAATGACACCAGAACAGAAGCGTCAGCAGGAGGACCAGTTCGTGAGGTCCCTGATAGAGTCACAACAACAGGAGGAGATCCACCAGAGGCGTGAACGCAAACGTGAGGAACGTGAGGCCAGCAACAGTTGGAAGGTGGAGAACCAGAGTTTACGAAACAAATCAAACAACAGGAGAAACGATAATGGCAAAACGAAAGAAAGACCCGGTTTATGACCCATCAGCCCAGGTATACCTGACCGGTATATCAGGCGAGAGGATGAGCGCCAGCAACCCGGGGAGCAAATACAGGGAGCTGTCAGTGAGCATAGGCAACATTGACAACCCGCAGTCCGGCAGATCATTCACGGACAGCCGCATGGAGAACTACGACCACGTGGGATGGCCAACCATCACACACATACTGGGCGAGGGACACATCTTGAAGGCACGTGGGGTGTTGCGTAAGAACTACGAGCGTGACGAGATATACCTGGACGCCGACGAGCTACATGATCTGGAACTGGTGGAACCTGAACCCGAGGGGGACCAGCCCACGGAGATAACATTTGGCAATGGACTGGTCACTATGATTAAATAACAAGTAATCAAGGAGACCCAAAATGCCCAAGGCCAAACTAGTCACACGATCAGCAACAACCACATCAGTCACAGCGGATTCAATACCAAAAGGTGCAGGACTCACCAACGCGGAACTGGATTCAAACTTCCTTAACCTGCGAGACCAGGGATGGAGGCTCAGGGCGGATGACTCAACACAGCACACCATCACGGCGGACACACAGGTCAATTTCTCAGGTGGCACCATAACGGCAGACGCCAATGGCGACATAGTGGTTTCAAACCTCGGGGGTGGGTCAGGTAGCACCAGCCAGAGTGTTTTCACTTCATTCCAAGTTTCAGATACGGGTGCCACGGGCACAGACCTTGGAAACTTCTTTCGGGTGAATTCAGGGCAGGTGGATTTCAATCACCAGGGCAACGCATTCAGCACAGGAGCCCGGTTCAGCATATATGGCTCAGACGCACAGAGCAGTGGAGCAACGGACAACATACCATTTGAAGTGGTGCTGACTGACAAGGCCACGGTGCGTATCAACGAGATGAAATTCCCAGAGACAGCTGGATCAAATGGACAGGTGTTATCCACTAATGGTTCAGGCACACTGAGTTGGATATCAGCGCCAGCTGGTTCTTACACAAATGCATTTTCTTTTTATGAGGAGTCCACGGCCCATCCAATGGACAACAGCACATTCACTCCTAATTTTAACAATGGTTCAACACAACTGCATAGGTTTGAAGGCAAAAACTCAGATGCCATCACCATGAACAGACCAACCAATATGGATACAAATGACACGCTGACATTAATATTCCTTTGTAATGCTGGAACGGTTGGCCAAAGTGCTGACATACTTTTTGAATCAAACACCAACTTCATATGTTGGGGTTCAGGCATAGGCATCAACTATGGTAAGGCAGAAATATTCAAAGTGTATTATGATGGAACAAGACATTACTTCACGAGGGAAGGCACTACTAACCTAACATCACATTAATTCCAATAAATATCCTTGTAATTACAAAGGAGATCCTGAATGCCAACCAAGGCCGCCATAGTGACAAGGTCACAGACCTCGAGCACCCTATCCACAGAGAATTTAAACACCAACGCACCACTGACGTTCGCACAGATCGACTCAACCTTGATCAATCTACGTGATTCAACACACGCCATCGCGGCGGACTCAGGTAGCAAAGACGTCACACAGGGTGACACAATCACCATAGCGGGCGGAACCGGTATATCAACTTCAGTCACAGGATCAACAGTGACCATCGAGGGCACATCACAGGCACAGGGCATAACATTCCAGGCACCAGACAGTTCACAGATAGCGGTATCAGATGGCAACATCCTACCAATAGCGGGTGCGGGTGGCATCACCATAGGCACGACCGACGGAACACTGACGGTAGACGCCAGCACCATCAACAACGCAATAAATATTGACGGCGGGTCTAGTTCAACAACTTACGGTGGGACGACCACTATCAATGGAGGAACATCAGCATAATGGCTACACAGATACAACTAAGAAGAGACACATCAAGCAACTGGGCGTCAGCCAATCCAACCTTGGCGGCTGGAGAGTTCGGTTGGGAATCAGACACTAACAAATTCAAGATAGGGACGGGCTCAGCGGCCTGGAACGCACTAGGTTACGCATCAAGTGGAGACGAAGCAGGCATCACATTCGTCGGTGATGACAGTTCAGGCACACTGGTAAATCAAAACGAGACATTCAAGATAACGGGCACACAGAACATCACGGCAGTGGTGTCAGGGGACACACTGACCTTGACAGGACCAGACATTTCAGGATTGGCACAATCAAGTTCATTGGCAACGGTGGCCACGTCAGGTTCATACACTGATTTAACTAGCAAGCCAACCATACCGACCAACAACACAGAATTAACAAATGGGGCAGGCTACATCACTGACTACACAGTCACTCAAGGCGACGTGACGGCACAGCAGGCGGCGTTGAGCATAACGGAATCACAAATTTCAGACCTAGGCACATACCTGACAGCAGAGACGAACGACCTTTCAGCGGCAGTGACATGGGCCAACGTTCCCAACACCAACATAACTGAAAGTTCAGTGACGCAACACCAAGCCGCATTGAGCGTGACTGAATCACAGGTCTCAGACCTAGGCAGTTACATAACGGCTTCAAGCACGGACACCTTGACCAACAAGTCAGGTGCCATATCACAATTCACCAACGACAGCGGCTACAAGACGTCAGTGAGCGAGGCAGACGTGACCGCACATGAATCAGCACTGAGCATAACGGAATCACAGATATCAGACCTGGCACACTTCTCAGGCAGTTACACGGATCTATCAAACAAGCCAACGATACCAACCAACAACACGGAACTGACAAACGGGGCGGGATTCGCAACGACTTCATACGTGGACACGGAGGTCGCTGGCATAGTTGACACGGCACCAGAGGCACTGAACACACTCAATGAGTTGGCGGCCGCACTAGGTGATGATGCCAACTTCGCCACAACCACATCAACGGCCTTGGGCAACAGGTTGAGGGTTGACACCAACGCACAAGGACTTACCGCAACACAGAAGACCAACGCCGCGACCAATCTGGGTCTCAACGCGGTGGCCACTTCAGGGGCATACACGGATCTTTCAGGAACACCGACCATACCAACCAACAACAACCAACTTTCAAACGGTGCGGGCTACATCACTGGCTACACTGTGACTGAATCGGATGTGACGGGACACCAAGCGGCGTTGAGCGTGACTGAATCACAGATATCAGATCTTGGATCTTACATCACCGCTTCAAGCACGGACACGCTGACCAACAAGTCAGGTGCCATATCACAGTTCACAAATGACTCAGCCTATCTGACGTCATTCACGGAGACGAACGACCTATCAAGTGCTGTCACTTGGGCCAACGTCCCAGATGCCAACATAACACAGGGCTCAGTGACGCAACACCAAGCGGCATTATCAATCACTGAATCGCAGATTTCAGATTTCGGCACATACCTGACAGCGGAGGGCAATGACCTTTCAAGTGCTGTGACATGGGCCAACGTTCCCAACGCCAACATAACCGAATCAAGTGTGACACAACACCAAGCGGCGTTGAGCGTGACTGAATCACAGGTATCAGATCTTGGATCTTACATAACGGATTACACGGTCACTGAATCGGATGTCACTGGACACCAAGCGGCACTGTCAATAACAGAATCACAAGTTTCAGATCTTGGATCTTACATCACTGACGCCAACATCACCATAGTTGGAGATGACTCAACAGGAATCACGTTCAGTGCCAAGGACAACGACAACATCAAGATAGCGGGTGGCACAAACATCACCACGGCGGTGTCTGGAGACACCATAACGGTCACTGGACCAGACCTTACTTCATACGCCACACAGAGTTACGTGAACACACAGGTGGCCAACACTGTTGATTCAGCACCAGAGACCCTTAACACTTTAAATGAACTGGCGGCGGCATTGGGAGATGATGCCAACTTCGCCACGACCACTGCCACATCACTGGGCAACAGATTGAGGATAGATGTCAACAACCAAGGATTGGATTCAACACAGAAAACAAATGCCGCGACGAACCTAGGTTTGAACACCGTGGCCACGTCAGGTGCCTATTCAGACCTTTCGGGAACACCGACCATACCGACCAACAACAACACGTTGACCAATGGTGCTGGTTACATAACGGATTACACTGTGACACAATCAGACGTGACGGCACAACAGGCCGCACTCAGCATAACCAAATCACAAGTCAGTGACTTCGGCACATACCTTACAGCGGAGAGCAATGACCTTTCAAGTGCTGTCACTTGGGCCAACGTCCCAGATGCCAACATAACACAGGGCTCTGTGACACAACACCAGGCGGCGTTGAGCATAACGGAATCACAGATAAGCGACCTGAGCCATTTCAGTGGTTCATACACGGATCTTACAAACAAGCCAACCATACCCACTGCTATCACAGGTCTAGGCATCACAGATGGCACCAACGGACAGGTGTTGACCACGGACGGTGCGGCTGGATTCACATTCACAACGGTGGCGGGTGGGGGCAGTGCGATCACGGTCCAGGACGAGGGTTCATCGCTGTCAACAGCGGCCACGACGATCAACTTCGTTGGTTCAGGTGTTGTTGCGTCAGGCACTGGGGCGACAAAAACAATCACAATAGCGGGTGGTGGTTCAGCCAGCACGGGAGACTTCACATTCACGGGCAACGAGATATCAACGAGTTCATCAAACGCGGACTTCGAGATATCAACGTCAGGCACTGGTATGATCGTGCTGAAAGGTGGCGGAGGTGACTTCAGTAATCACTCCACAAACGCAAGATACAACAATGGAAACATCCTGTATCGTGAGGCCAGGGATTTCACGTTTGACCATGGTAGATTATACGGTAATGCCATAATCACTGACATCAAGGCCACCAGTGGGCAGGATTCAAACAGTAGCGATGACAGGTATAGGAATTTCTTCGTCATGAAATTTGATGCCAATGGATCAAATACGACCAACACCAGCAACTACATATCAAGGGGGCCGATGGCCGTTTCAGCGGAGTCGAACCCCGTCAACACCAGCAGTTCAGATTCAGTGATTGGTAACGCACAAGGGGTCCAAGGTGGTGTATACATGCAAGCAAAGGGCACGGGTGATTTGACAGTTACTGAGGCGGCGGGTATGAGCGCGTGGGTTGACGTGCAATCAGGTTCAGGCAACACGGCAAGTTTGGGCACGGGCCACGGTTTCTACTCAAGGGGAATAGGCACATATGGCCAGGGGACCCACACCGTGGGTGACTTCTACCATTTCTACGCATACAACAATGATAGCGCCAATGTCACTGGAGACACATACGCTTTCTACAGCGACAGTGATTCAGCGATGTCTAGATTGGGTAGAATTGAGAAATTCAACGAACACTCATACAACTCCACAGTCAGCGCCAATGGTGCCTACACAGTGGACTGGGCCAACGGTAACCTACAGACGGTGACCCTGGGTGCCAACATAACGGGATTCACCATGAGCAACTTCCCAACCAACACCGCACAGTCAGTGGGCGTCACGCTCTACCTGGTGCAGGACGGCACTGGATCAAGGACCATGTCATTCACCGCAACGGGCGGGGAGACGTTCAAGTTCGCGAGTGGGGTTGACAGCAGTTCAGTTTCAGCGGCCAACGACATACAGACGGTATACATATTTTCAAGATACAACGGATCAAGCAACACGTTCTACTGGACGCTTGGACCAACCTACAGTTAAGGAGACACCACTATGACATTCCCAGGAGCGGGCAGGGCAGTTTGGATAGGAGGCAGTTCAGGAGGTGGGACTGGCAGGACCACGGACTGGAGCACCTATGACGGCACCAACGACACGGCCTGGCAACAGTGGGTTGATGACACTTCAACGGCACTGGGCACGACCTATCAAGTTTCATACACGGAAAACAACGCCATAAGAGCAGGTTCCTTGACAGGTTATCTTGCCATCACCAATGGCTCACAGGAATTCTTGGGTTATTTTACGGCAGACACCGCGGATGCCACCTCTATGTCTATTAACCTTAGTAGTGGTCACGCAATGACAAGACCTGAAATCAAATCATGGGGTTCCAACATTTTAATGACCTCAACAGCAGACCAAGGTTCAATAGTATTGTTTAAAGATGCAGGACAGACATCCTCTGGTAAAATATCAGGCCTGTTATCATTCCAACCCACAGAAACAAGGCACAGCGTGGTAGCAGAATATTGGGAAATGCCTGGCATGGATAATACTGAGTTTGGAACTGCTGGCAAGGCCTATTCATTAATATTAGTGGCTAAAAATCCCAATCAAGAAACTATTTCTTATACAACAGGAAGTGCAACAGGAACCAATCAACCCGTGTGGATCCACGCAGTGTTGGAAGACCTAGATACTTTATACAGCACACCAAGTTCAGCATTGACAGGGTTGGATGCAATTACTTCAACCATATCAGGCCAAACAAATGAAGCGGCATATCTACCTCTACATTCATACAGCAGTGTGGGTGGAGATCCTGATTCAACAGGCAGTTTTTATAACGGAGTTGAAGCAGACGGCACAGCACACTCATCAGCGGCAGAATCATTGCCTAGATTAATGTGGACAGGTGATTCAAATTTCAAATGGATGCAACATCCCACCGGAGGCCGACCTGGCAACGGGGTGGAGTTTAGGGGGGCGATGTTGAACTGGACTCCATACCACGCGACTGATGGTAGCACGACAGGTGGCAACCAGGCTGGTGTGATGTGGAACATAACATTTACCAATCACAGATGGAATTTAAGACATCCTACTAACACCGCTGATAATTTTTGGTTGGACAGGCCCGCCAGTGGGAATCAGAATGCCGAGTGGAACGACATCTCTGTGCAGAACCCAGACAGGATACAGTATCAGGGTGGTCAACTGCGATCAGAAACACAGTTGGGAGAAGATTTGGTTCAAACGATCAGATTGGAATCCGGCCAGTGGGTTGGCATGTATGGGGACAGCAACGGAACCAAGGGTGGAAACCTATACGTGAACTCCGTGGCGAGGACTTCAGAAGACCTAGACGCAAATTGGACCTACAGGACATCACCCGAATACATAGTGGCCGAAGACATCAGCACACCTGACACACACGCATCAAACAGCCTGGCGGTCAGCGTCACCAATGGTTCAGACTCAACGTCAACTGCGTTCGATCCAGACTCAGCAACGTTGTTCACACTGTCAGCCAACTTCTTTGCAGTGATGTGGAGGAAATCGACCACGGCCTACGTCAGCATATTTTCCGCACAGACACAAACATCCACCCCCGTCAGCCTGACCAGAGAAATAGACACAATCAACCTTGGCACGGTTCCAGCAGGAACGATGAGTGGGTTGAGATTGGGCACAGGCGTGGCCATGATCACGTGTGGCAACTACTACAGGATCATCAAGACGGACGCGATCTAATTAAATAACACTAAAGGAGACGCACACAATGGCTACTTGGCCCACAGGAACTAAAGCAGGAACAACACACCTAGACTCAGGAACAGATTCACCTAGACTGGCCAGACCGGACATCAAGCAGAATGTTGACAACGTGAACAGCGTGATTGACATGTTCAACATCGACTCACCAACCAACGGTCAGATCCTCAAATACAACACTTCAAACGCAAGGTTCGAATTGGACACTGATGCAACAGGTTCAGCGACGGCGGCCACCACATTCGTTGGAGATGACTCAACGGGCACGGCGGTCAACCCAGGGGAGACGTTCAAGATAGCGGGTGCCACTGGCATAAGCACGGCGGTTTCAGGAGACACCATCACCATAACGGGGACGGCACAGACGGCACAGGATTTCACATACGCCTCACTGACTGGCACACCAACACTGACCAGTTTCATCACAGCATCTAGTTCAGAGACACTGACCAACAAGGCGGGTGCGATATCAATGTTCACCAATGACTCGGGATTCATAACGGACGATGGCAATGGCGACCTAACCATAACCAATTCAACAATAGCATCATCAGGTAGCACCATAGACCTAGATGACACGGTCAGGTTCAACAAGAACTACACGGAAGACATCACGGCACTGACCAGTTCAACTGGCATAACCGTTGACGCGGCCACGGCCACGGTCCACACGGTCACACTGGCACACAGCACAACATTCACGATTTCAAACCTACCAACGGGTGGCACGGTGACCATAATAATCACACAGGATGGCACGGGTTCAAGGACTGGTGCGTTCACCTCCGTCAAGTTCGCGGGAGGCACACCAACACTGTCAACGGACGCCAATGCCATAGACGTTGTGACCATATTCAACGATGGCACCAACAACATAGCCAACATAGCAAAAGCATTCGCGTAGGAGAACTATGCCAATAGGATTCGCAAAAAACATATTAGGAGCAGGAACATCGTTCGTGCCATTGGAGACGATAATTGTAGTGGGGGGGAAAAGTGGATCTCAAGTAGGTTCTGGTATGATGACAACATCTTTTAACGTCACAAAAGATGAATTAAACATCGCAGGCACACCAGTTGGCACCACCAACGGTAAGGTTATACCAATATCAAATGGCACTTATAATGTCCGCATCACTGCCATTGGATCACTAAACGCTGTCAACGGTGCCAACAGCCCAGCAAGTTATTCAGCCACGGTTGGTGTAGGACAATCGTCCAACTTCAATGGTTTGCCATCTAGCTTTACTTTTTCAAACTCAAGCAACTTTTCAGGATCTCGTTCAACTAATAGCGGATTTATTACAATCAATTTCAGTGCCACTGATCTTGGCGATGTGACATTCTCAAATAATCAGATAACTCAAACAGTTGGTATGTCACCAACTGGTGGAAACTCCTTCAATTTTCCTTCATATACAATCACAATATTTGAGTTAGAAAGTTGATTGACTTAACAAATAAATAACATTGTAAATTTACAAAGGAGAAAAAATTATGTCAGCGGCATCAAACTTTTTAGAAGACAAATTACTAGACCACACGTTGAGATACTCAACGGCACCCTACACGGCACCATCCACCATCTACGTGGCACTGTTCTCGGATTCAGGTTCGGGAGTGGCGGCGGCCCTGGAGTCAAACACTTCAGGAACGGACGCGACAAACAAATGGGGCTACTACGAGATCAACGCAGGCGCATACGCCAGACAGTCAGTGACTTTCGCGGAGGCGGGCACCACGACCACAGGAACGATAGAGACCAACACACCGGTTTCATTCCCAGTGGCCACGGCGGACTACCAGACGGCGGGCACAACAGGCAATGTTGTCACACACATCGCACTGATGGACGCATCAACAGGTGGAAACGTGTTGTTCTATGGGGCACTTACAACAAACAAGACTGTGAGTTCTGGGGATCAGTTCACCGTATCAACCGGCAACCTATCAATCAGTCTCGCTTAATAAAGGAGGAAAACTCCTGTGTCAACTACCAGAAGGATAGTTAGGACTGAAAGTTTCAGTAACTGGCCTAACGACCCATCACTCAATTCACAGAATACTAATCTAACCTGGTCAGCGACAAACGACGGGGCTGGAAAAAATTGGACCATAACCACGCCAGCATCAACTGATCCCAGTGGTAATGATCAGTATGGCACAGTAACGCTAAACACATCCGCTCCTGAAAGTAAATTTTTTACACAAACCATAACCACGGATGACTACCGTGTGGCCGATACACTTTACAATATACCAGCATCAAGGTGTAGTGTAGATATCAATATGAGTATTGAAGGGCATGCCGCGGTGACACAACAAGGATCTGGAGTTGCGGTCACGTCCCAAGCAGAGGTGATCATCAACGGCATAACATATCAACCAGACATTAGTGGAACAAATACAAATTACACTTTATACCGTGGCACGGCTGGCAATTTAACACAGACTGGAAGCGATGTCACAACACAGACAGCAAGTCTTAATCAAAATACTATAGTTGCGAAATATAGACAGCGGGCGGTCAGTTACAATCCTAATAACAGTATTCCAGACACCATCATAAGTTTCCATCGTAGTATAATAGGAGGTCCATTCACAAGATACTGGGAGGCTGATCTTCATACCATAGATGGTGTTGTTGATTCTGTGTCATTTGATACTTGTGTGTCAAGCATGGATGTCTTACCAAGTGTAATAAAATTTACCGCAACGTCTGACTTGGCTACAACTACAACCTTACAGGAAATTTCAATTAACAAAAAAATAGCCACACCTGACGTCAACACAACAGATACAAATTTGTCAGTGGTGCCAAGTTTTATAAGAGGTTTTACACGAGAACTTACAGTCCAATCAAGTTTATTAGCATCAACAGAAAATCTAGTCCGGGCAAGTGCTACACTGTCCGCGGCGACCACTGTTTCCTTGATCACAACATTCAAACCTGGGGTGGATGACAACTTCACATCAGCGGTCACGGCCGCGTTCCAGGGCAATCTCATATTTGACGTCAACAGCGAATACACCTGGGACTCATTCAACCTCAACAGTTACTTCGTGCAGGGCTTCGCCGTGGACGACTTCTCACAGAGCCAAGGCGAATACAACTGGACGTTCCTGTCCACTGACTCTTGGGACGACTGGCCCACCATCACCTGGATCGGAGACGAATCCACGTGGGACAACTGGCCCAAGGACGTGTGGGAGGAACCATACGGACTGGACACGGCGGGATCCATGATCATATCACCAGCATTCAAACTGGGAGACGTGGTCACATACAACAGTGCTTTCACCATCGTGGAGGACACGGCACTGGAGGAGGCGGCGGAGGCCGACCTGGCATCACAGTTCACGACGGATTTCACGGCGGTGGGCATCATCGATGTCACGGTAGCGATATCCAGTGCGATGTCGCCATCATTGACGGCCAACATAATATACGATTTAAACGACAGCTCGATAACCATAACGGGTGCGTTCTCACCAGTTTTAACCGCGAATGCGATAACAGACACATTTGCTGACATTGATGTAGCCTTCACATTCGCGGTTGAACCAACATTCAAACCTGCAGGTTTTTCAACCATCACCACGGCATCCACATTCGAACAACTGGTGCCAACGTTCAAACCGGCCGGCTTCTCGGCGATGGTGGCGTCAGCGGGCACACTCACGGTTGGAAGACTGTTCTTCCCTGCCGATCCTTACCTGATCGCCCATGTGTCGCGTGAACTCCGTAAGGTTGTTTTACCTATTGAAAATAGACAAACATTGGTAATGTCGGAGAACAGGTTAAATACTATCACACAAGAAACGTCGGACTACCTAGTCCCACAAGAAACGAGGAATTTGAAATTGAGGACAGCACCATTCAAAAATAGATTTTCAACACCAAGGGTTAGACAGGAGCAATAATGGCCAATTTGACGGGATTCAAGAAAGACCAAGATGGACTATACATCGACAAATCTCCCAGTTCCAACATACAGTATGGACTGGACTTCACGGACTACCTGAACTCAGGTGACACTGTGGCCAGTGCCACGGTCACGATAGAAGCAATCACGGGAGATGCCGCACCACTGGCGTTCCCAACCAACGCGGCCACTGACGTGTTGATATCAGGCGGGGTCCTGGTCAACATCAGACTGTCAGCCGGCACGGTGGACAACATATACGACATCAAGTGCGTGATCACCACGGCACAGGGTGACACCGATTCCAGATCATTCAGGATCGTGTGCAGGGAGAGGTTCCTGTAATGGACACACAGAAGAAATCATACAAGCTGGACCATGACTTGATATTCAAGTTGGCATCCATACACTGCACATACGCGGAGATAGCCGAGATAGCGGCCACGTCAGTGACCACGCTGGAGAAGAGATTCAAGAACCTGATAGAGAAGGGCAGGGCTGAAGGCAAGAGATCATTGAGACGGGCACAGATGGAGAAAGCAATCCAGGGCGACGTCAGGATGTTGATATGGATGGGCAAACAATACCTAGATCAGAAGGACCAACCCACTGACGAAGAGAACACGGCACCACTTCCTTGGGACGAGAAATAGTCCTTTTAACACGTCACCACAGCAACAACAATAATTACATACAATGAAGTTATCAGATCCACAACGACAGGTCGCGGATGACCAGGCCAGGTTCCGCGTTTTAGTAACCGGTCGTCGTTTTGGTAAAACCACATTGGCCATCAGGGAGTTGTGTTACACCGCCAGGATACCCGGCAGGGTCTGCTGGTATGTGGCACCAAGTTACAGACAGGCCAAACAGATAGCCTGGGTCAAATTGAAGAAGATATTACAGGACCTACGTTGGGTCAACAAGATCAATGAGGCGGAACTCACAGTATCACTCAAGAACGGATCGAGGATATGCCTCAGGGGTGCGGACAACCCTGACTCACTGCGTGGGGTTGGTATTGACTTCCTGGTGCTGGATGAGTGTGCTGACATCCAAGAGAGTGCATTCACGGAAGTGCTGAGGCCAACATTATCAGACACCAAGGGCAACGCACTGTTCATCGGAACACCCAAGGGCATGAACTGGTTCTATGACCTCTACCAGAGGGGACAGACCCAGACCGAGGAGGAATGGAGTTCCTACCAATTCACCACACTGGACGGGGGATGGGTTGAACCGGAGGAGATAG